CTTCAGAAAAGACATCGATGATAACGTCCGAGGAAAAGAATGGTTTGCGTTTAAAAAGGCGGCAAATCCGAAGATGTCTCCAAACGAGCAGGTGGAAACGCTACAGGGACTTCACGCCAAGTATATGATGCAGATTGTAGACGAAGGTTCCGGTATTTTAGACCCTGTATATTCAGCTTTAGAAAACAACATGACCGGAGAATGTAATTTTATACTTTTGATATTCAATCCTATGCACTCTAAAGGGTACGCTATAGAGACTCAGCAAGGCAAGAGGGATGATTGGGTAACTTTACAATGGAACGCTGAAGATTCTGAGATTGTCAATCAGGAACGTATTAAAAGATTAGAATACAGATACGGCAGAGAGTCTAATACTTTCAGAATGAACGTTTTAGGTCTGCCGCCTTTATTTGACGAGAGCACTTTAATTAACTGGGATTGGGTTATGACTGCTATAGACCGGGGGATTACTACCCCGCCGGACGCGGCATTGACTATGGCTATCGACTGCGGAGCAGGGGGGGACAACTCGATAATCGCTAAAAGGAGAGGGAACAAGATATATCCGTTCAAACGTCTAAAGACAAGCGATTCTACAGAGTTGGCAAACTGGGTGGGAGCGGATATCGATTTAGAAAAGCCTGATTGTGTGAGGGTGGACACGATAGGCGTAGGCTGGGCTGTCGAAGGGGTGTTAAGGGACAAGAAGGGCGGTATTGTGGAGGCCGCTGACGTTAGACGGCAGGCTGACGACCCTACCCGATTCTGCAATAAAAGAGCTGAAATGTATTGGAGAGTTCGTGAATTATTTGAAAAAGGACTTATTTGCATACCTGACGACCCTAACCTTAAAGACCAGATTGCGGCTACACGTTATAAGTTTGATTTAAAAGGACGTACTCAGATTATCGATAAGAAAGACATCAAGGCAGAGATAGGACAGTCTCCTGACGAGTTCGATGCTATGTGTTTGTTATATTACTACGAAGATTTATTGACGAGCAGAAAAACTAATTTTGTAAAAATGGGTTTGAAGTTAAAAGGATCGTGGATGAGAGGATGAAAAAGGAAACGGAGAAAAAGGCAACAGAAAAACTTTTAGAAAAGGCAAGAGAGCATTATAAAATCCTATCTGCTGCCGAAAGTGATATCAAAGATGCTTTCGTTAAAGATATGAAATTTGCCTTTAATATCGGTTCAGGCCAATGGGACGAAGCTGACGTAACCGCAAGGGACGAAGAAGGCAGACCTCATCTTACTATGAATAAACTTTCAAAGTTTGTCGCGCAGGTCGTTAATGCAGAGAAGGGACTTCCGAATACTGATGACATTATCCCCGTAGACGATAAGGGAGACATTCAGGTTGCGAGAATTTATAATGAGCTGATACAAGATATAGAATACAGAAGCGAAGCCGAAGAGGTTTATTCGATGGCCGCAGAACACGCGGTGGGCGGCAGGTTCGGCTATTGGAGAATACTTACAGAGTATTGTGCTGACGGGTTTGATCAGGAAATTAAAATCAAGCCTATTAAAAACCCCTGCATGGTAAGCCTTGACCCGAAGGGCAATTTTGCTTTTATCAGAGAAGCCTTGAGCGAAGAAGAGTTCAAAGAGCAGTACCCTAAAAGCGAGATGGTAGATTTTGAAAGCTATTCGGGTAATGATGATTATGAATTATGGTATCAAGACAATAAAGTATTCATAGCTGAATATTTTGTTAAAGTACCTAAAGAAAAAGAAATTGTTGAAATACAAAACCCTGTAACCGGAGAAACCGGAGTAGCGGAAAAGATAGACGAACATCAGTTTGATAATGTTAAAATTTTAAGAACCCGTAAAGTCCAGACTTATGAAATTAAATGGTATAAGATAAGCGGTACTGAAATATTGGACGAGGGTATCTGGCCCGGTACTGAAATTCCAATAGTCGAAGTTTTGGGGCATGAGATTCATCTGCTTGGTAAGACTTATAAAAAGTCTTTAATAACCGATGCCAAAGACGGACAAAGGGGATATAATTATTGGCTTACGAGTTTAACTGAAAAGGTCGCACTCGCTCCGAAAGCTCCGTTTATCGTAACGCCTCAGCAGATTAAAGGGTTTGAGGACGATTGGAGAAACGCCAATATTAAAAATCTGCCATATTTGCAGGTCAACCCCGGAGGGCAATCCCTGCCTCAAAGAACGCCCGTATCTCCGGTAGACCCCGGAGCCATGACTTTAATACAATTATTTGATAATAATATTAAAGACATACTTGGTATGTATGAATCATCTTTAGGTATGCAGTCTAACGAAAGGTCGGGCAAAGCGATAAACGCGAGGAATCAAAGGTCTGACTTGGGCGTATATTCGTTCCAAGAGAATTTAAGAAAAGCTAAAATTAAGACTAAGAAAATACTCATAGAGCTTATCCCGAAAATTTACGACAACGCGAGAGTTATAAGGTTACGCGGTGCTGATAAGAATATACCGATTAACTATCCGACTATGGTAGACGGCAAAGTTATGCTGTTAAACGATTTAAGCAGAGGCCGTTATGATATAAGAGTTCGGAGCGCGGGGTCTCCGTCACGAAGACAGCAGACCGCTGATAATATAATTCAGGCTATGCAGTATGCAGGACCTCAGTTCGCTCCGTCGTTATTGCCGTTGCTTTTGAAATACTTAGACGTGCCTGGTAGTGAAGAAATTGCAATGACTATAATGCAGACTATTCAACAACAACCTCAAACGGGAGGGAAGAATGAACAAAGACCTGTACTTTAGATGTATTAAATTAGCTTACGACGATGACGATCAATTAATTTATAAAGGCGAACACCTTAGCACTAACGCAACTGACGGTGATGCTAACTGGTGGATTACTAAATTCACATGGGCTGATAGTAAATTGACTAAAATACAATACTATACAAGCACATGGACTGCGAGAGCGAGTTATCCAACGACATGAGAGCAAGACTGATGACAAAAAAGGAAGCCGAGAAACAACTTAAAAGAGATGATCTTATAGTCATTAAAGGACTGCTCCGGGAAACTTTAGGCATACACGTTGAGGGTATGGTTATTAAGCAGGGATGGTTTAGAATTAAGATGAAGCCTTTAAAGAAATTCGATAAGAAAAGATACAAGATTTTTAAAAACGGCGAGTTGTATAAATTTCCGAGGTTTAAATAAATGGCACAATTACTTTTAATATCAGCGGCAACTAAAAGAGAGAATAACAACATAGGTGATGTCGTCGGAGTATATAATGATACTGAAAACTTCACTGTAAAGGAAAGGTCAAAATTTACCATCGCAACAGTCGAGGGCACCCGTGAAGAGGTTGCAAAACAAATGGAGAGTATCATTGGATTAACTATGGCATGGAAAGCTACAACAGTAGAATGGTCATTAGAAAGACCAGAGCAAAAACTGTTGTGGGCAGACGGGGAATCACTTAAAGAAGTTGCGGTCAAGCCTACTTATCTAGTGTCTTATGTAGATGGGAAATTTGTTAACAATGTTGCAAAGAATCCATTGAATGCAACAATATTATTATCAGCAAAAATAAAGGATATTAAACCCTAATGGCAGATCGGATTGTACATATAGCCGCAAGCGGAGGAGACTATACCAGTTTCGCTGCTGCTGTTGCAGGAGAACCTGGCTTTCAAGTCGGTGAAGATAACATTCAATTTATTCGCACTGATGCTGTGATGGAGACCAATATGGTCGATATTGCATCAGGATATACAACTTCATCTGCGCATAAACTTATTTTTACAAGTTCTACTGAAGCAAAACATGACGGTACTCGTGGAAGCGGTGCGGGAGTTTCAACGGGTGTACATTATTCATGTGCTTTCCAACCACAGCTTAATTATATCGAAATAATAGGTCTTGAATTAACAGCATCAGAGCATAATTGCACTGGTGTAACTATGTATGGTGGGTACAATAAAGCAATAGATTGCTTAATCTATGATTTGGATGCTTCGGATTGTGTAGGAGTTAACATAGAAGGGGGTTTTGGAGTAGTAGTAAATACAATAGTAGAAAACTGTTATCATGGGATACAAGGAACTCCCTATGGAGGAGCATACGCTACTGTATATAATTGCACTGTACTTAATTCTACAGTATATGGGATATCCAATTTAAGAGCTTCAGCAACTCAATATGGAAAAAATAATTATGCTGGAGGAAGTGGTACTGCTGATTATTATAATGCAGGTACAATGGATCTTACAACTTGCGCCTCTTCTGATGGAACAGGCTCAACCACGGAAATTGAAGTTGTTGATTGTGCTTTCACCAATGTTACAGCAGGGAGTGAAAACGCGCACATAGGAAGTACAAGTGATTTAATTGCGGAGGGGACAGATTTAAGGGCAGACGCTACATATAA